CAATTAGTATGTAAGTATAGGAATAATGAAATCAAACCGATGCTATTCCCCAGCATCATTAAAGAGGTAGCAGATAATTATAATAAAGCATATGTATTATGTGAAGTCAATGATGTTGGAGATCAGGTTGCTGCAATTCTAAACTTTGACTTAGAATATGAAAATGTTCTGATGTGTTCTATGAGAGGCAGAGCAGGACAGATTGTTGGTCAAGGATTCTCTGGTAAGAAGACACAACTTGGTGTCAAGATGTCTAAGACTGTTAAGAAGGTTGGATGCTTGAACCTTAAGACTTTGATTGAAGAAGATAAGTTGATCTTCAAGGACTATGATGTCATTGCAGAACTTACTACATTCATTCAAAAGCACAATTCATTTGAGGCGGAAGATGGATGTAATGATGACTTGGCGATGTGTCTGGTTATCTATGCCTGGTTAGTTCAACAAGATTACTTTAAAGAATTAACTGATCAGGATGTTCGTAAGAGATTATATGAAGAGCAAAAAAATCAAATAGAACAAGATATGGCACCATTTGGTTTTATTGAAGATGGTTTAGATTCAACTTCATTTGTAGATGCAGACGGTGATCGTTGGCATACTGATGAGTATGGCGATATGTCTTACATGTGGGACTATAGATAATGGATACCAAACGTCAGGTTATAAACCTAATAAAGATTGTCATTCTATTCCAGTTAGGAATAGTTGGCGTAACTATAGTAGGATGCTTCCTTCCCATGGTCAATAAATGTGACTCTGACACTAAACAGCATATTGCTAATATGATGACAGTTATTACAACATCAACGTTTGCATTGTATGCAGCAGAAAAATAATGGACTTAGATGATCAGGTAAAATTTGGTCATCTACTTCTTCACGACAGGAAGTGCAGAACTTGTGGTGAGAGGAAGAATCTCATAGAAGGATTTTACAGAACTAGGAAAGATCGAGGAGCAATTCCATCATCATTCTCATATGAATGTAAGGAGTGTACAAAAAAGAGAGTCAAGAAGTCTTCAAATGCTTGGGAGTATCCAGATTGGTAGTTCACGCTGAAATTCCCCGCGTAAATGCCCTTTTTCCTAAATATTTTCAGATAAACTGAGACTTACAAGGAGACAGAATCCATGGCGACTCCTCAATTATCTCCTGGTGTATTAACTAGAGAGGTTGACTTAACCGTAGGAAGAGCTGAAAACGTTCTTGATAATATTGGAGGTATTGCGGGTCCTTTTGAGCGTGGACCTGTTAATGAACCAATCACGGTATCTACCGAGCAAGAATTCATCAACAACTTCGGCAAACCAAAAACAGAGGACAATCAGTATGAGTACTGGATGTCTGGATCTGCATATCTGCAGTACGGTGGTATCCTCAAAGTAGTTCGTACCGATGGAGCAAACCTGTCCAATGCTAACGTTGGTATTGGAACATCCGCACTGTCAGACACAAAGATCAAGAATTTTGATGACTACAATAGCAACTACTCTACTGCAGCATCTAACTTCTACTACGCAGCAAAGAACCCAGGAACTTGGGCAAACAATCTTAAGGTTTGCGTCATTGACGACTTAGGTGACCAAATCCTCGGTATTGGAACAACTTCTGGTGCTTCTGTTGGTGCTCAAGTTGGTTACGGTGTCACCGTTGACATCAGTGGACAGGTAATTCCTGGAGCGGGATCAACTGAATCCTTTACTGGATATCTGAAGGGTGTCGTAACTCAAGTTATTGATACTCCAGAAATTGGAATAACTGCGGTTACAGTTAAGATTCACTCTAGAGTATCTACTGGTGGTACACAACCTGGAAGACATTATAGAGTTAACTATACCGAGAATAGTGCATATTCTTCCTTCCTGAAAGGTCAAAGAATCAGCTTCATCGACAACAATGGATTAGTTGCTTCTCCAGTAGACTCTATCTCTACAGTTGGAATCACTACATCTACTCCTATTAACGGTGAGCAAGGACAAACCTATACTGGTGTAGGAGGAACTGCATCTGGTGCAGGTAATCAGGCAACCTTCAACATTACAAGAAACAATACCGATGGTAATGTTGATGCTTCTGGTGTCGTACTGGTAAATGCAGGTTTAGGATACACTGTAGGTGAGACCGTATCTATTGGTGGTTCTTCTGTTGGTGGTTTTGACCTCCATCAAGGTGCTATCAAGACAATTGGTCTTACAACTTCTACCACTGTCCCTGCAGCATCTAATGGTGTATACCTGAGTGTTGCTGGCGTAAGCACAGTTGGTTCTGGCATCTCCTTCAACGTCTATAGAGACGTATCTGGTGGAATTGGAACTGTAACCGCAACTAACACTGGTCTTGCATATGCAAACGGTGGTACAGTTACTATCCCAGGTAATGTGATTGGTGGTGTCACCCCAGGTGATGATGCTACTATGACAATCTCTGCACTTAGAGATGATAAGATTATTCTTGAAATTACTCAAGCAGATTCTAGAGTTGAAATTGCTGGTGTTGATGACTGGTACAATTCTCAAACATTAGGTTTGGATAACAGTCAAATCTTCTGGAGCACACTTGCACCAAAACCAGGAACTTCTGCATATGCTGCTGAGCGTAATGCTGAAAATGATGAGTTGCACGTCGTTGTTGTTGACGATGATGGATCTGTAACTGGTGTAAGAGGTAACATCCTTGAGAAGCACGTTGCTCTGTCTAAGGCAAAAGATGCAGTATCTCAGGTCAATTCTCCTCAAAAGATCTGGTATAAGAATTATCTAGCAAACTTCTCAGAATATCTCTACGCTGGAGGTAATCAGAGTACAACTAACGATAATTATCACAATACCTTCCCAACATCTACTGTATTCGTTGAAGCAGCAACTGCAACCATTTATCAGGGTGCAGATCCAGCAACAACATTCAGTGTTCCATCTGCTATCTCAGATCTCCAATGGGATAAAGATGCACAGGGACAGACCTTTAGTTCTATTGGTCGTGCTTCATATGTTCTTGAGAATGGTAAGAACTACACTTCTCAAGGTAATCTGAAGGCATCTCTTGGAGATGTAATCACAGCATACGATCTCTTTAATAACAAAGAGGATGTTGCAGTTGATTATCTCATCATGGGTCCTGGTTGCGATTCAATTACCGACAGCCAAGCAAAAGCAAATCGTTTGATCTCCATCGCAGATGGTAGAAAGGATTGTGTTGCGGTAATCTCTCCTCATAGAGCATCTATCGTAGACCTTACGAATCCATCTGTACAGACAAACAATCTGCTTCAGTTCTTCGGACCACTAACTTCCTCATCTTATGCAATCTTTGATAGTGGTTACAAGTACACCTATGACAGATTTAACAATCTCTTCCGTTATGTACCATGTAATGCAGACATTGCTGGTTTGATGTGCCGCACAAATATCATTGCATACCCATGGTTCTCCCCAGCGGGTCAGCAAAGAGGTATTATCAAGAATGCAATTAAACTTGCATACAATCCTGATAAGGCACAAAGAGACGCGCTGTATTCTGCAAGAATTAACTCTGTTGTTAATCAGTCTGGTGCAGGTGTACTCCTCTTTGGTGATAAGACCGCGCTCGCATATGCGTCCGCATTCGATAGAATCAATGTTCGCCGCCTGTTCCTCACAGTTGAGCAATCTCTGCAGAGAGCAGCGGAAGCACAACTCTTTGAATTCAACGATCAAATCACAAGATCTAACTTCGTGAACATCGTTGAACCATATCTTCGCGATATTCAAGCGAAGCGTGGAATCTATGATTATCTGGTCATTTGTGATGAGACTAATAACACACCTGATGTTATTGATAACAACGAGTTCAGAGCAGACATCTTCCTGAAGCCTGCTAAGTCGATTAACTACGTCACACTGACGTTTGTTGCTACCAGAACTGGCGTCTCCTTTGAAGAAGTCGCTGGTAGAGTCTGATCTATTTGATAATTAAAACACGGAGGAATCTAACAAATGGCACGCGCAATCAGAACTATCAGCGCCTTTAAATCAAAATTAGCAGGTGGCGCTGCTAGACCCAACCTGTTCGAGGTTGAAATTCCAAGCTTCCCCGCCTTCGTGGCGGGAGACTGGGACAATGAAACTAGAGAGAAGTTCAGCTTCATGGCAAAGGCAGCAGCATTACCTGCTTCTAATGTTGCTCAAATCGAAATTCCATTCAGAGGAAGAGTTCTGAAGGTTGCGGGAGATCGCACCTTCGATGTGTGGACTGTCACCATCATTAACGATGAGGACTTCAAAATCCGCACAGCAATGGAACAGTGGATGAACATGCTTAGCAAGTTGGATAACGCAACTGGCGCTACCAACCCAAGTTCCTACATGGTTGATGCATTTGTTCATCAACTGGGTAGAGGTATTAGCAAGAACTCCACTGGTCATGGTGGAGAGAACACTCAATACGAGGCACCCCTTAGAACCTACAGATTCTACGATATCTTCCCAACTAATGTTGGTCAGATTGATCTGTCTTATGAATCAACTGATACTCCAGAGGAGTTTACAGTTGACTTCCAGGTACAATACTGGGCTGCTGGAGAAGGTGATCAAACTGGAACAATCATCAGTTGATCTAAGTTAGTGCTATTTGTTGTATAATAAATAGTACTAACAGTTTTACGCCCAAGTTATAATGGCGAAATTATTTGGTTTTTCCATCGAAGATGGTGATAATAAGCCGAAAGGTGCAGTCTCCCCCGTTCCTCAGAATAATGAGGACGGGGTAGATCATTATCTGACGAGTGGATTTTTTGGTTCTTATGTTGACATTGAGGGCGTCTACAGATCTGAATATGATCTAATTAAACGTTATAGAGAGATGGCACTGCATCCAGAGGTGGATGGTGCAATTGAAGATATTGTTAACGAAGCAATCGTAAGTGATACAAATGACAGTCCTGTTCAGATTGAATTATCTAATCTGAATGCAAGTGATGGTCTTAAGAAAAAAATCAGAGAAGAATTCAAGTACCTTCTTGAATTGCTTGATTTTGATAAGAAGGCACATGAGATCTACAGAAACTGGTATGTGGATGGAAGACTTTACTACCATAAAGTAATTGACCTCAAAAACCCTAGTGATGGTATTCAAGAACTGAGATACATTGACGCACTTAAGATGCGTTTTGTTCGTCAGGCAGGAAAGCAAAAGAAGGAAGATATTAGATATCAACCAAATGCTGAGAAGGATCCTAAAGATGCAGGGTTCCCAAATATTCAAGAATACTTCATCTATAATCAATCTACAAGTCAGATTGGTTCTATCGCAAACAGAGGATCCAATCAAGCATCTCAAGGAATTAAGTTTGCAAAAGATTCGATCACCTATTGTACATCTGGATTGGTAGATCGCAATAAAAATCTTACTCTCTCATATTTGCATAAGGCAATCAAAGGTCTTAATCAACTTCGTATGATCGAAGACTCTTTGGTTATCTATCGTCTGAGTAGAGCACCTGAGCGTCGTATCTTTTATATTGATGTTGGTAATCTGCCTAAGATGAAGGCAGAACAGTATCTCCGTGATGTGATGATGAGATATCGTAACAAACTTGTATACGATGCTCAAACTGGAGAGATCCGTGATGACAAGAAGTTCATGTCTATGTTGGAAGACTTCTGGCTTCCTAGACGTGAAGGTGGTCGTGGAACAGAGATCTCTACTCTTCCTGGAGGTCAGAATCTTGGAGAATTGTCTGATATCAAATACTTCCAAGAAAAACTCTATCGTTCTTTAAACGTTCCTACATCTAGAATTGGTGGTCAAGAAGGATTCAATCTTGGTCGTTCTTCTGAAATTCTGAGAGATGAACTTAAGTTCACTAAGTTTGTTGGGCGACTGAGAAAGAGATTCTCTGCTATGTTCAATGATCTTCTTAAAACTCAGTTGATCCTTAAGAACATCGTATCTCCAGAAGATTGGAATGTGATGTCAGAGCATATTCAATATGATTTCCTCTATGATAATCACTTCTCAGAACTCAAAGATGCGGAGTTGATGACTGAGAGACTGAATATTGCTGCAACCGCAGAACCTTACATTGGTAAGTATTACTCTCAAGATTATGTCCGTCGTAAGATTCTTCGCCAAAGTGATGAAGAGATTATCGAACAGGATAAGTTGATCAAGAAGGAAATTGCTGCAGGAATTATTCCTGATCCCAATGCACCCATTGATCCCGCAACTGGAGAACCAATGGCTGGTGGTGGAGAAGATTTGGGAGAACCAATTCAAGAACCAAATCTTGATGGGGCAAAAGACGGAGGAAGCACAGAAGCACCTGAAATAGTTTAATTATGAATTTATATCATAGGTTTTTGAATATTGGGGATTATGTCCCCAATATTGACGTGTCAAAATATAAAACAGAAGGAATTCGTTGGCCAGAGTTCCATAAACAATTGGAATTTGAAGATCTTGGCAACGATAAAATAAAACCATGGTTAGAGAGTATGGGATTTACCTCTACATGGATTGAATTTTTTTATACGCCACCACACGATGATGGTGTAATTCACTCTGATAATGTTTATTATGCTGATTGGGCAAAAATAATCTTTCAGTTTGGTGGTAAAGGTAGCACCATGAGATGGTGGAAATCTGACATGGTGATGAGAGTCAGCACCAGCGCAGAGCAAGTTTGTTCTACACAGATCCCAGAGAGAAGTGAATATAATGTAGGTGATAGAACTAATGACCATTATCATGGACAAGTTCTTGTGACTAGAGAGCAATACTCTACTTTAGAATATGAAGCAGATGTATCTACTCCAAGTTTGGTGAATGTGGGTCCTCTCCATAGTTCACATAATCCAACAGACAATAAGAGATTTACTATTACTATTGCACTGATGGATAAAAATACTCCTTATGAGAGAAGAATTTTATGGGATGAGGCAGTTGAAGCGTTTAAACCTTACACAGTTGATTCTTTAGTAAACCCTTACGCCTCAAGATAAACACAGTGTGAGGATCATTTCTATCGAATTCTTTGAATTCAGTATCTACTGTGTAAGTGTCTTTACCGCATTGAATTTGATGTGGGTATTCAGTATCTTCGTCAAAGATAAACGCTTTTTGAAGTTTTAAAGTATCGTCAGTGACTAGATTCAAGTCAGATAAAATATCAAAAATACTTTCTTTATTTCTGAACATAAATGCAAAACTTGCGGCATGAAGAGTATGCCCATGTTTACCTTGATCTAAAATCTTACCAGTCTTCATGTAGTGAGATACTGATCTTTCAATTTCTCTATAGTGATCTCCAATAACACCAGAATCATTTTTTATATAATCAAATAGTTTATCATAAAAAGATCTATACCCCATCCCAAAACTATTGAGATGTTTTGCAACAAGTTGAGTATATCCAGCAATATGAAATTGAATGACTAACCAACCATAAAGATACGCTTCAATTAGTTCGTCATTAGACATTGTATTGGTTTCCGAAATCAATTCAATGACTTCTTTAATGCCATGATCATCTTTACTGAAGGACATATAGTCTTCTGCTTTGATAGTTTTAATACCATGAACTTCTCTTGACAGCGCACTATTTAAATCAGTATCACCAAACATTTGGCAGAACCAAACATCGATAGATTCATGTTGTCCACACTCAAGTATCTGAGCAAATCCATCCTTCCAAGATTCTAAAGTCTCTTCAGGCAATCCAAGTATCAACTCAGTGTATGTTTTTACGCCATATTTT